CGTATTTAGGGTTTGAGGAAGTTGTTGGTGATGGTAAAAATCTATCTTTATTGGACATTAGATTTGCAAGAACAATCAATAAAATACAAAAGGCAATTATTGCCGAATTAAATAAAATTGCAATTATTCACCTATTCTTATTAGGGTTTGAGGATGAATTACACAACTTTACCTTAGGTTTAACAAATCCATCTAAACAAGCCGATCTATTAATGATTGACGTATGGAAAGAAAAAGTAACATTGTATAAGGATATGGTTACTGAGATTGCTAAATCAATTCAACCAACATCTGCTACTTGGGCTAAGAAACATATATTTGGTTTCTCTGATGAAGATATTAAACTTGAAGTACAACAAATAAGATTAGAAAGAGCGGTATCTGCTGAGTTAGATAACACCGCAACTATAATCACACATACGGGGTTATTTGATAATGTTGATAAACTTTATCACACATCAACAGGAGCAACACAAAATGCGGGAGGAGCACCACCTGCACCTGGTGCGGCACCTGATATGGGAGGAGCAATGCCACCACCACCACCTGATATGGGAGGTGAAATGCCTGTAGGAGAATCAAAAAAAGATAACTTAAATATACTATTGGAAAATGATAATATATTGGGAGATACGTTTATTGATTTATCAAAAGGTAGAAATTCTTTGGGATCTATGGAAGATCAATTAAACAAATTACTAAATGATTGATATTTATAATAAAAAAAAATTATGAAATTTGGAATATTAAAATCAAGGATTGAAGATTGTTTAGTTGAATCTTATAGAAAAGATTCTCTAAAAAAAAATATGTTTGTTTTTGAAGAACTTGTATTAAAAAACAAATCTCTAAGTACACTTTATTTTTTATATGATGAACTTAGTAAAAACAAAGGTTTAAATGAATCTTTTATAAATGAATATATTAACGAAAGTATTATATTATTTGAAAATACAATCTCTAAGGTAGAAAAAAACGACCTTAAAGATCTTAATATGTGGGTAGGTCATATTGTTTCAGAAAATAGGTATCAAGACATTGATAATTTATTTTCATCTAACGCATCTACAATCGAAGAAAAATTAAGAAGTAAAAAAACTATTTCTGAAAATCTTAAAAAAGATCCATCAAAAGAAAAAAAAGTGATTGAGGTTCCATTAAAATCTATGGTTGAGGTGGCTAACAATACAATTAAATCACATATTGATAGTTTAACCGAAGGTGAGAAAAAACAACTTAATATTTTATTAAACACTTCCGATGAAAAACTTAATCAAAAATATGGATTTCTTAAAGAAGATGTGATTGAAAAATTAGAAACTTTATTATCTAAAAATGAAGATTCCGAAACTAATCAAAAAATTAACGAAACAATAGAAAAATTACAAATAGAAAATTACGACAAATTAAATTATTTCAAATTAAAACAATTAAATGAAAACATTTAATTGTTAAGTATTTGTTTTTGTCTGTAAATAGCTTTATTTAAAATCTGTCTCTTAAGGACAGATTTTTTTGTATGTTCTTTTCTGTTATTAAGATGGGTGTTTTGTCTTGTTTTAATAACTTTACTTTTTAATTCTTTTAGAGCTTTTTCAATCCCCCCATTTTTATTAACTTTTACGATCAGCATATTTTTTTGTTATTAGTTTATATATTTGATATATACTACAAAATTAGTTATTATTATCTAAAATAAACAATATCAGTATGAAAAAAATTTATGAAAAAAGGCAAAACCGAAAAAATCAATGGCTTTAGAACATCTAAAATAGTCTATGGGACGGTAGATTCAAAAGAGTTTAAATCTCTTTACTTAAACATCCAAACTTGGGTTGAACCAAAAAAAGACTCCGAAAATTGGACAAGAGTTGTCCTAAATATGAGTAGATCAATTAAACATACGGTCTATCACAAATTAGATAAGACAATGTTTGATGATAAATTTATAGTAGACTTAGATCTTAGAACAAGCGGTCTACACCTAAAAAAGAAATCATTTATGAATTTAGAAATTAATCTATTTTTAAATGAACCAATAGATTTCAAATCCTTAAAATTAAAGAAAACACTTAAATTATTAGTAAAAGAAATTTATTCAGATGTTTTGATAAACAACCCTAATTTTAAATTTTATTTAACAAAAACAGGTAATGTTAAACCAATTAAAGTAAAAACGGAAACGGCCTAATATTTATAACTAAAACTTATTATGAGTGAATATAAAATTTTAGGACCTAGAGATACAGGTAAAGGAATTCTTATTGAGTACGATGCAGGATATATTAACCCAAAAGAAGGTCGTAATTACGAGATATTAAAAGAATCATCAAATCATTTGGACCATTCAAAACCATTTGAATTTTATGCCGTTCTACAAAAATACAACACACCTAACAGAAATGGTAGAGTATACCCTGAGAAGATATTAAAGAGAGAATCGGAAAATTATAGAAAGATGATTGAGAAAGGAACCTCATTATCTGAATTAAACCACCCTGAGTCTTCTTTAATTGATTTAGATCGTGTATCACACCTAATAACAGATATATGGTGGGAGGGACCTGTATTGTTAGGTAAACTTAAATTGTTAACAAGTCCTGGTTTCCATGAAAGAGGGATTGTTTCTACTAAGGGAGATTTGGCAGCAAACTACTTACGACAAGGAGTTACTTTAGGTATATCTTCTCGTGGTGTAGGATCCCTTAAAAAAGTTGGAGAACAAAATGAAGTACAAGATGATTTTGAACTTATTTGTTTTGACTTAGTGTCCTCACCATCAACACCTGGTGCTTATCTTTTCCAAGATAAGAACGATAGAATGAAATATGAGGAAAGCTTAGAAGAAGACAAAAAAATAGCGGTAGAAAGAAATGTTGGTGAAAGTGGTAACAAATCACTTGACTTAATGAAAAGATTAACCGATTATTTAGATAAATAAAAAAAACTATGGAACAAGGAGAAAAGTATTTTGTGGCTAAAATCACATCTGATTTATTAGATACTGAATCAGGCAAAGTAAAAAAAACAAGAGAAGAAAAATTAGTATTGGGTTATACACCAACTGATGTTGAGGCAAAAGTAACTAAAGTGTATGAACACTATACTATGGATTGGAGAATTACGTCAATCACTGAAAGTAAAATTGATGAGGTGATTGGTTAATTTTTAATTAATTTTTAAGATGGGTATGACATTAGTTGTACCCATTTTTTTTGCTTAAAAATTAGAAAAAATGAATTTTTTTAATTTACCTACTATTTATATTGTAAAACAAACTATAGATGAACAAAAAATCAGTTGTTGAAGACGCATTATTCCAAATTCAAAGTTTGGAAGAAGCTCTTAAAGAAAATGCAAAAGGAATACTTTCTTCTACAATGAAGAATGAAATCAGCTCATTAGTAAAAGAATCTCTTAGAGAACAAGAAGAGATTGACGTTGAAGACGAAGAAGAGGTTGTTGAACCTGAAGGTCAAGTAGATGATGTCGAGGATGTAGATTTAGGTGCAGAACCTATGGATACTGATGATGACATGGAAGATGACGACATGGAAGACATTGACATGGGTACGGATGATGATGATGCAATTGACATGACTGGAGCAGATATGTCAGATGTAATTAAAGTTTTCAAATCTATGGATGACGAAGATGGAGTTATCGTAAAGAGAGATGCGAGTAATAACATTACATTATCGGATAGTGAAACAGGAGCCGATTATTTCATCCAACTTTCTGAACAATATCAAGATGAACTTGATGAAGAAGATGAATATGAAGATGAATATGAAGATGAAGATCTTACATTAGACGAAACTTTGTACGAAATTGAAATGGACGACTTCGGTATGTCCGATGAAGATGAAGATGAAGAAATGGATTTTGAAGAAAGACCAAGACGCATGAGTCGTAGACATAATGAAGAAATGTATGAAACTCCAATGTACGAAACTAATGTTGATGAAACTTTGTATGAAATTGAAATGGATGACTTCGGTATGTCTGATGAAGAAGAATATGAAGAATTAGATGAAGAAGATTTGGATCATGTAATGGAATCAAAATTTAAAGCTAAAGGCGTTGGAATGGGTTCACCTAAATTCAAGTACGGACAAGTTATGGATTATAAAACTACCAAACAAAAAGAAGGTAAAAAAATGATCAATACAGGAAGTGCTAAAAAATTCTCTTATAAAGATGGAGAAAATTTAGATGGTGAATACAGACCAATTAAAAAGAGAAGAGAAACTACAGAAGCTTCACGTACATTAGGTGCGGGAACAAAATTTGGAAGAAAAGGTTTACCAAAACCAAAAGCAGCTCCTCAACACATTAGTGAGACTGAAGTGGAATTACTAAAGTCTAAAAATGAAGAGTACAGAAAGGCTTTGAATCTTTTCAGAACTAAATTAAATGAAGTAGCAATCTTTAACTCTAATTTGGCTTACGCAACTAGACTGTTTACAGAACATTCAACAACAAAACAAGAAAAAATAAATATACTTAGACGATTCGACAATGTTGAAACACTTAAAGAATCTAAAAGTCTTTACAAATCATTAAAAGATGAATTCTCATCTGAAAAAACTAAGGAAAACTCTATTAATGAGTCATTCGAAAAATCGGTCACTAAAACTCCTGTATCAGGATCGGCCGTTAATTTGATTGAATCTAAAACTTATGAGAATCCTCAGTTCTTGAGAATGAAAGATTTAATGGTAAAAATAAAATAAAAATAAACTAAAAAAAAATAAAAAACCAAAAAAATGGGAGCATTATTAGAATCAGGTCTTGTTGGTAACATCGGGTTAAAACACCTTAAAGTTATCAAAGAAGATACTATTAACAAATGGGATAAATTAGGATTCCTTGAAGGCCTTAAAGGCCACCTAAAAGAAAACGTAGCACAGTTGTATGAAAACCAAGCTTCTTTCTTGATTAACGAAGCAACTTCTGAAGGTTCCAACGGAGCATTTGAAACAGTTGTTTTCCCTATCGTAAGAAGAGTTTTCTCTAAATTGTTGGCTAACGATATCGTTTCTGTACAAGCAATGAACTTACCAATTGGTAAATTGTTCTTCTTTGTACCTCGTATCCAAGGATATGATAATTCAACCGCTAACGGTGGAGAACATTATTCACCAATCGGATCACCAAATGGCCCTGCACCGGCAGACAACGCAGGATACCCAGGTGGAACAGGTACATCATACGCTAAAAATCTTTATGATTTATTTTATGAAGGTTCAGAAGCAGCGTTAGATCCTCCAGGATTGTTTGATTACTCTAAAGGTCAATGGACTGCAGTTACTGCGGCAACAAACGTACAAGTTTGGAGTGGTAGTACCTTAGAAAATGCGGGTGATAATAATTCACAATACACTGCAACTACAGGAACAAGAAAAGTTATTATCAAAATGTGTGACTTTAACAGAGCTGGTGAAGGTAAATTAATCGGACCTGATGGTAACGAGATGGATACTGAAACTTTCTTATCTGACCTTAAAATCATTAAAAGTTCAGGTTTAACTGTAGCTGAAACATCACCTTGTACTGTTGACGCATCAACACCATTATTGTTTAGAGTTGTTACTCAAATCTACGGTAAAGGAATCGTTAAATACGGTAGTCAAGCTCAAACTTCTTACGCATCAACAGGAAATGGTGGTTCTTACTACGATATCTGTGATGAAGAAGGATGTATCTATTTAGAAGTTGATTTATCTTGTCCTGTATGTGCTACTTGTGGTACTACATTAGACGGATACACTGGTACT